ACCGCCGACATTCTGCTTGTAAGGCAGACGCTCTACCAACTGAGCTAATCACCCGATAAGCTGCCATTAAATCAAAAAATCAGACCATGCGCAAGGTTTTTATTTAAATAAAAATATATCCCATTGAAAGAATATAGAATATTTTATTTAGCCACAAAAATTACTGTTATGCCTGTCCATCAATCGAAAATCAAATGTCCCAATTTATCCGCTTTAGTATGCAGATAACGTTCATTTTCCACATTTTCGCCGACATGTAATGCAATCCGTTCGACCACATTAATGCCGGAATCTTTCAACGTTTGGATTTTTTCAGGATTATTGGTCAACAACCTAACTTCACGAATATGCAGATAATCATAAATCTGCTTGGCCAAAGTGAAGTCGCGAGCATCAACAGGAAGGCCAAGCGCTACATTAGCCTCAACCGTATCCAAACCTTGATCTTGCAGACGATACGCACGGATTTTGTTTATCAAACCAATGCCCCTGCCTTCTTGGCGCAAATATACGATAACGCCACGCCCTTCTTTCTGAACAGCCTGCATCGCCGCTTGCAACTGAGGACCGCAATCACATTTCACTGAAAATAAAGCATCGCCGGTCAAGCACTCGGAATGAATACGCGACAACACAGGCAGGCCGTCTGAAACATCGCCCATTGTCAATGCGACATGTTCCTGACCGCCCTCTTCTTCAAAGCCGTGCATGGTAAATTCGCCCCATTCCGTAGGCAAACGGCATGACGCAACAAACTTTAAGGCGTTACTCATTTTCCGCTTCCTCGTTTTCAGCCACGCCCAACAGATTTTTCAAAGAATCCGACAGAGCCAAGGCAAGGGCAATCCAAGCCACCAATACTTCGTCAGGCGCGCCGTCTTTGACATCAAACTCGGCATGCACTACACCCAAAACCGCACCGCTGGGCATACAGACAGGAACAGAAATCTGACTCAAACCGGGATGATTGCGTTCGGCCGACAATTCACCAATTTCCTGCCAATACGCCACATTCTGACAAACATTCATCCAACCGCTTTGCGCCGTACGCACAGCCAAAAAAGCCTGTCCTGCCTGCTCGTCGATTGGAATCACATTTTCCAAGGGCACGCCCCAACGGCTCAGTCGAACCAGCGACAACGCGCCATCTTTCGGAAATGCTGTATAAACCGCCGCGCTTTTCAAATGCTTGGTGCGCTCGGCAACCGAATCCAAAGCCATAAAAATCTGTTTCAGCAACAATTCATGTTCGGCATCAACATAATCTGCCAACTGCCAACCGTCTTCAGACGGCCACAAAATCGAACGCTCAACCGAAGCATTGCCCATTTTAATCACAGCCTGGGCAGTCAAATAAGCAACATGTATCTCATCCGCAGGCAACTTCAAACCTTGCGTCTGCAAAAAATCTTTAATCAATAAAGCAGGCATCTGCCCTTCCTCACCAATAGTAAAGTTGAGGCCGTCTGAAAACAAACCCTGCTTTCAGACGGCCGGAATAAACCATTATATAAGGGATAAACCGAAAAATTCAAGCAAACAAGACTTTGCGCCCCCATTAATCTTGTGTATAATCCACGGTTCAAATTAGTGCGGACGTGGCGAAATTGGTAGACGCACCAGATTTAGGTTCTGGCGCCGCGAGGTGTGAGAGTTCGAGTCTCTCCGTCCGCACCATTAACAATAAATAAATCAAACACTTAAGAAACTTTGGGACAGTTTAGGGACAAAATACACAGGCCATCTGCTTTAAGTAGATGGCTTTTTTATTAGGCTTAAATAACTTTTAAACTATATAAATCAGCAACTTGCAAAAATGTTCAAAAAACCTCTTGCAATGCCTCATATAAAGAGGTATTATACACACATGGATTCAGCGCAGCCGCGCAAACCGCGCCTCGGGTAATCAGGGGTAGGATTTAAAAATGAAAGCAACTAACATCTACTTGACCGCTCAAGCCAACATTGCACGCGAAGCCGCCGACTACATCAACAGTCTGGCAATGAGCAACGGTTTCTCCACTGCGATGAATGATGACGAATTGAGCCAATATCAAAGTTGGTTTGAAGGCCAAATTAAAGAATGCGACGAATACATCGCGTCCAAATTGGTCATCGAAACCGAAGAAGTAGAATTAGACGAAGAATAAAGAAAAGCCGCCTGAAATATGGCGGCTTTTTTGAAAGGAAAAATGAATGCCTCATCAAAATAGAAACTGGCAACGCCGCTGGACGGTTGATTTTGAAACGCAGACGGCCAGCCATGAAGACGGTTGGGTTTTTGAATTTTCAAAGGTCGCCGACGGCGTGTTTGACGGTCGGCTGATTGCCCAGCCAGAAAGCCTTACATTGGAGCAAATCAAAAACGCGCCTCGAATCGCCAAAGAAGCCGGCGAAGCATGGGAACGCGCCCGAAGAAATCGACAATAGGAATTTACATAAATTGACAAATTACCTCTTGCATTACCGCATTAAACGCGGTAATATACACATATCGGCAGACAACACAGACCGCCGAAAGCATGATTAACCAACTGACCGCCTTCTGGCGGATAGGAGCAAAAAATGAACGAGAATCAAATTAACGAAATGATGGCAACCGCAGGCATCGACGGCATCGCAAAAGATTGGAACGGTAAACGAGTTTATATCAATCTCGCCGCTTGTGACAAAGGCTTTGCAGGCAATCGCAGCTACCAGCTTTATTTTGATATTGCAACAAACAAACTTGTCAGCAAAATGGGCAAAGGTACTACAAGCCGCGATTTTGACGCCGCTGTAAAATCTGTTGAGGCTCTGTTTAATTAATTTCTAATACTGCCGCCTTCGGGCGGTAGAAAGGTCAAAAATGAAATACGCCAAATCAAAATCTATCAGCAAAATCGGTCACTATCATCAAACTTTTAAAAGCCTTTGGGACAAACTCCCAAAGGAACTGATTGAAAAATCAACAGCTAAGAATCTCGCCATTATTATTGATTTGATGTATGAGCAAAAAGAATATGGCCATACAGAGGCATGGCGCGAATTAAAATCATAAAATCATTGACAAGGTTGATAATTAGGCTTAAAGTCAACTTTGTTATTCAGCCCTTCGGGGCTGCGTGTTGAAACTATAGAAGTTATATTAAATATTCATCAATCTTTTTTTGATGTGGATTGCAAAAGCCGCCTGATTTATCAAGCGGCTTTTGTTTTTTGGGGGCATTATGGCAAAAGGTAGAACAAGCATTACAGAGCGGCTCAAAAAGAGCCAAAAACGAGAGTCGCGCCGAGAAATGGCGCACGAGTGGGCGGACAAATGGGAGCAAGATTATTTAAGCCTGCTCTCTCAAATAAAACGGGCGATCGGAACAAATGACGAGGACGAGTTGGCTTTTTTATTTGCCGATTTGCGCGCGCTGCAACAGCCTAAATTTGAGGCATTGCATCGAGTGATTGACGAGTTGATAACACCGACACGGGAGCTTATAGATGATTGAGAATTTTGAGCTTGGCTATACACCGGCAAACCTGAAAGCCCTGCGCCAACAGTACGGACTGACACAGCAGAATGTTGCCGATATAACGGAATCAACGCTGAAAACCGCCCAAAAATGGGAAACAAGCCCGAATTTGAAAAGCTACGCCAACATGCCACACACTAAATGGCTGAAATTGTTGGAATATTTGAAGAATAAATGAGAAAAAGGCCGCCTGAATTTAGACGGCCTTTGTTTTACTTGACTGAGTCTGATAACGCCTTGTGTCGCGCCTTGCAGTCATTGTACAAGCCAATGACTTGCAACGACCACGGCAGAATATCCGCGCCTGTACCGCCCTCAAGTTTAGGCAGATTCGGGCATGGTTGCACAAGGTCGGCAGGCGGTTTAATCGCCGTCGGTAATGGCGGCATTGATGACTGACACGCCGTCAGAATCAACGCAGATGTTGTGAAAAACAGGCTTTTCGACAATCTTTTGCACTTGGACATAACGTACCCTTTCCTTTTCTTCTCGCACGGCTTTGCCGGTCTGATACGCGGCGGCCGTTTCACGGTCTTGCTTAGCCTTCTCAATCGCGGAATCTTTCAGACGGCTTGAAATTTCAGCCGCCATTGAATCACGGCCGCGCTTGTATTGGGCGGCATGGTCGTATTGCCACGCGCTGACAACAAGCACGGCGCAAACCAGCACCGCAATCAGCTTCCAGTTTTTAAGTAGCAGGCTGTTCATAAGTTTTCAACATCACTTTGTAGTTTTTGATTTCGCTTTGAGCAAACTCAAAAGCTTTAAAGTCGGCGTTTTCGCTCGCTTCTTTGCTTTTGGCTTCCCATTCTGCGATACGCGCTTTCAGAAACTCGACAGGATTCATGATTACGCCTCGCTCGCACCATGCGCGGCGGTTGCTGTAACGGATGACAAAACATAACGTTCAGGCGCGGGGCTGGACTGAACGGCTTTACCATCAACCAATTTAGACGGCCAAAAATAGCCGTCAATATCCGCCGCATTAAACGGCACGATAGACACGGCATTGCCCTGATTCCCGCCCAAGCCCAAAATCTGACCTTTTGCATTTTTGCCGACCACAAAAAACACATGGCCGCCGCCTTGTCGTGATTTCACGGCAATGCAACCGTAGGCAGGTTTTGCCAGCTTCGTCAGCCCGGCACTTGCCCACGCTTTCGCACGGTACCAATCCTTAATGACTGCGCGGCCACTCTTACCCAAGCAATGACCGACAAACAAGCCGCACCATGGTGTCTCATCTTCAAAGTACCAAGACTTTGCCGCGAATGGAAACGTCCCCATCTCTTTCAGCCACTGCACGATTGTCGGGTTATGCGCTTTCGTGCCGACAACTTCTTTCAAGCCGATGTGTTTTCTTGCTTCTTTAATCCATTCCAACTCTTGCATTTTTCGTTCTCCAAATAAAAAAGGCCGTCTGATTTCAGACGACCTGTCATTACTCTTTACTATCGATAAATTTGTCAGCCGTTTTCTTCGCCCACTTCTTCATCATTCCGGGGGCTAAGGTCTTGACGGTATCCATTGCGTGGCCTGTCAAAATGCCGACAAACGCGCCGGCAATCGCACAAGTCCAAACCTGATTTACCATCAAAAACCGTTCCACTACCGCCGCCGCTGCCACTGCCGATACAACCGCCTCAAATACGCTTGAGACAATCTTGTCATGGTCTTTGATACTCGACCACGCACTACCGACAATACCGCCCCCCATGGCAAACAGGTAGCCAAATTGAAAAAAATCCATCATTCCCCCTTTAGGCTGTCTTTCAATTTTTCGCCCGAAAACAAGAATTTAAGTGAGTTATTGCCAGCGAGTAAGCAAAGAAACGCCAAGATTGGCGGAATGACCATGCCTGTATGAGCAGGCGGAAACGCCCCCCAAAACGCCTGCGCCGTCAGATACCAAATGAACGCCGACACCAGCAATAAATAGCCTGAAAAGACGTTGCCCTTGTACGTCTGCCAGTACATTGCCGCCAACTGTAACAAGCCAATCCCGCCGAAAACTGGAATCAGGATAGATTCGGGTATCGTCTTGAACTTGTAGTAAATCGGCCAGTCGTAGATATCGACAGGCGAAAACGCAAACACGGCGGCATAGCCAATCAGCGACAACCCACTGGCAAACTCGACAACGCGCGTCCCAGTGCCAAACAGCCACTTTTGAAAACGCACTGGCAAAAAACGCCATTCCAACATATATTTAACCCATTTCAATGAGTTACTCATTTTCCAATCTCCAAATAAAAAGGACTTTTTGACAAAATTATCAAAAAGTCCAGTTAAGAAAAAAGGCCGTCCAAGCCATTCAGACGGCCTGACCGTTAAACAAATTTGAAATCACGTTTCATCTGTTTCAAAAGCTTCGCCAAATCCTTTTTGTGAATAAAGTCGCCGCCTGTTGAGTTGATAATAATCGTGCTGTCGTCGCCGCCTGATTGGCCTGCCATTTCGCGGATTGTTTGGGCGTGTTCAGCAGGCAAAACCATCTCATTCTCGTGCAACTGAGTAAGAGGGTTGATACCGGCCGGAATATCCCAACCACCTGCCGCCGATGGAATCCGTGTTGTGGTTGTGGTCGTTTGAGAACCGCCACCACCGCCCATCAAGCCCATCACGGCTGCCATAATCGCGGCCATTGCTGCAACGGCAAGAATCGGGCCGACATAAGGGATAGAGGCTTGCGAAGCCGCCGCGCCTGATGCTGCCTGTGTTGCGTTGGCAGTAACGACAGATGTTGTTTCTGTCGCTTTGGTTGCAGCCGTCTTAGCCGCCGCCGCGGTTTCCAGCGTTTCCTTAGTCCCAAAAATCATCTTGTAAATCGCTGATTCCTGAACCATGCGCTGCATCATGCCTGCCAGCGGTTTTGTAACCATTTCTTGAATAAAGGTTTGCCCCATACTTTTGAAAAAGTTATTCATGGCCGTGCGGAAGTTCTGCGTACGCGTGAGCATGGCAGAAAAAGCCTGCCCCATCTGTTGCTGCGCTTCCTGCCAAACGTTCTTGCCGCCGTCCTGAAGCATTTCCATGACGTTTGGCGCATCTTTCCGGCGTTGGCTTTCGCGTTTGCCCTCGTTCTTCGCCTGCGTCCGTTCATGACCTTGCCCAAGTTCGGCCATCTGCGCTTTAAGCTTATCAATGGCCGTCTGACTATAAGTCGGATCTTGTTCAGCAAGTGCGATCCGTTCTTGCAATGCGTCATAGGCAATCTGATAACGACGATTTTCAAACTCGATTTCCAAATCAAGACGTTCAAGTTGCGAGATTCGGCCTTCAGACAGCGCTTGGTCGGCTGCGTCTTTCTCCATCTCAAGCTTGTGCTTGTCCAGCTTCTCCCATTCAGCCACCTGATTCATTTTCGCTTCAGTTGACTGCTTCGATAACTGGTCTTCAAGGGTCAGGATTTTTTCACGCAGTTTCAGGCCTGTTTTACTACCAGCGTCAACCGTTGCCAGTTTCTCGCGCCAGTAGGCGGCCTCACGCGCTAAATCCCATTCTTGGTGCGTAAGCGTTTCGCGCTCCATTTCACGGTGTGCAAGTTTTTGGGCTTTGATTTCCTCTTCCCAACCTTGCATTGGGTCTTGAGCCGCTCCTGAGCCGCCTGCATGACCCTTTCCGCCGCCTTTACGTCCACCGCCTTTACGACCTGAACCACCACCGCCGGTAGGCGCGTGAGCTTTGGCAGAACCTCCGCCGCCACCGCCACCGCCGCGCATCGCTTTGGCTTCGTGAATGTTGGCCGCGCGTTCCTTGATGGCATTTGCCATTGCGCCGGCGCGGTCTTTCGTCATGCTGTCAGCGATTCGACCGCCAAGCCCGCCATCATTCATCCGTCCCATTTGGACGTTGTTCAGCTTTTCAATGCCCGAAACGCCAACCATAGACGCGGCTTTGTTGGCAAAGTCAATCATGCTGTTAATCATGCCGACGGCCTTGTTTACCATCCACTCAATCGCAGAGATAAACACGTTGCCAATAGCCTTACCAAGATTGGCGAAGAATTGCGGCATATTATTGGCGGCTTCTTTTATCAACATCCAGCCAGTTGCAAAGGTGTTGATATAGACGTTGATATAAGCCCCGATGGTGCTTGAGATTAAGCCCATCACGCGCTCGAATACCGCCGACCAACCGCCGACGCTCTCGTCAACCCATGCCGTCAGCTCGCCGAACCATGATTTAACGGTATCGACAGCTTCGCCGATGGTTTCCGTGATTACTTGCCAGACGGCCTGTATTACGTCAGAGAGATTCGACCAGCCATCGCCGAAAACGTCTATTTCATCGCCGAATTGGGCGATAAGGCCGATGACCGCGCCGATTGCAACAGCCACAATCCCAAACGGATTTGCCAGCAAGGCCACATTTAAGGCCAGCGTTGGCGCAACAGCAGCGGCAACAGCAACGGCAAAACCTGCAACAATAGGGACGACTAGATTCAGGTTGTCTGCAATCAGTTTAATAATCGCAGCAATCCCCGACATTGCGCCGCTGTCGTTCAACAGCTTAGAAACCATGCTTTGCCAGTTATTCGAGAACACCGTCAACGCCTGACCCATCGTCATAGGCATTTTGGCCGCCTGCTCGCCGAATTTTTCAGATGCGCCGGATATGGCTTTAAAAATCACATCCGCCGTCAGTTGCCCTTCACTGCCAAGCTTTTTAATCTCAGCGCGTGATTTGCCCATATATTCCGCAACCGTATCAAGCAGAATCGGCGCGGCTTCGGCAATGGATTTAAATTCATCGCCCTGCAATACACCGCTACCCAAAGCCTGCGACAACTGCATAAGCGCGGCGGCCTGTTGTTGCGCCTGTACGCCGCCGATAGCCATCGCGTTATTGGTTGCTTCGGTAAAGGTCAAAATCTCCTGTTGCGTGTAGCCGTAGTCCTTCAACGCGCGGCTTGTAGAGACGTACAGATTCGCCGTTGATTCCAGTGAGGCGCGCGTATTGTTGGCTACATCCAATAACTGACGTTGTACTGCCAAATACTCGCTTTCAGACGACACCACCTGTCTTACTTGGCTGTTTATCGACTGCATAGCATCGGCAGTGTCAAGCATGGACTTGGCAAATGACAGTGAGGCAAATCCAGCCAAAACTGACCCAATTTTGCCCAGCCCACCAGCGGACGCCGAAGCCTTGCCTTCTGCCTGCTCAAGCTCGCTGTTGAGTTGCTTAACCTTGCGCTCGTAGATTTCTACGTCAATCGCGCCAAGATTCAACAGCTGATTAACTTCTGCCAGCTTCGCCTTAAACTGCTCCATCGGCGTACGCGTTTCTTCATACACTTTCCGCGCCGAAGAAGAGATTTTGTTGAACATCCCCTCTTGTGCATCGCCAAGATTTTTAAAAGTTGATGGATTGACGTGAAACGCCTGCTCCATCGACTTTTTCATATCGTCAAGATGAGCTTTCAATCTCGCTTTGACGTTATTAATGGCGTTTTCAATGGCCTTTGAAGCCGATTCAGCAGAGTTTGCCGCTTGATTAAACCCTGCCGCCGTGCCGTTTTCGACGGTTATTTTGATTTTTGCTTCTAAATCGCTCATACGACCGCCCATAAAAAAGCCCGCGAATCATCGCGGGCGTTGTTTAAAATTTAAATTAGGCTTCAATCAGTTCGGCACCGGAAAAGACACTTTGTTCATTCCCCTGCTCAACGGCTTTACCGTACAGCCAAGCGCGTGATACTTCCGCGCCGCCTGGCAAACCATTCACGGTAACAGAATGGGAACAAAGAGGATTGCGGCCTGCTTCGTATGTCTTTTTCGACACATAGCCGTTAATCGTTGCCGCAACAGTGTTGAACTTGTAATCAATACTTACATATTCGATTACATGGTAGCTTGCGACTGCCCCTGTTCTTTCGTCTTCAATTTCGTGCTTGATTGCAATTACTTGTTTTGCCATGACTTTCCTTTCAATAGGCATTAAAAAACCCGCAAATGCGGGCAAAATAATTTCAATATTTAATTTCCGTAACCCAATGGGATACCGTCTAGTTCAACCATTTAAATAATTAAACTCTTGCGGCCAAAACATAAGGATTCCCATCAATATCTGTGGGATTTATTGTTGTAAATCCACGCAAATTTGTTAATTCGTGATTAATTTCAATAGATATATCAACAACGTGATCGGGATTGACTAGTATGCTGTATGGAATGTTATAAAACATCCCCTTGTAGCGATCTTCTTTACGTTTATTACTGTATTCTATTGTATGCGAGTATACCGACCAGAACTCCTTATTAAGCACAACACCATTATTTACTCGGATCTTAACCCAATAGCTGGATTTGGAATCAGGCGTTGTAAATGACAGGTTCTGCAATGACAACATAACGTTTTTACTGCTTCTGTTATGGTATCTCAAGCTAAATCGACCTACATTATTTCGCTGAAACTGGAAAAATTTCAGCACATCGCCTTCGATTTTATCCGCGTAAACAGTACCCTCAAAACGCCCGTCCCGTGCGTATAAATTCCCCTCCCTTGATACAGTGAACGCCCCATTGCCGATATTGATGTTACCAGCGGTTATATCGCCTAAATCACCGCTAACAGCAGATAAGGTTCTAACTGCCAGCTTGTCGGACGTGATTGAGTTTGCCGCCAGTTTATCAGTGGTTATCGAACCAGCCGCCAGCTTATCAGCCGTGATGCTTCCAGCCGCCATCTCTCGCGCGGTAACGCTTCCTGCTGTCAGGCGGTTTGCGTTCAGCGTGTTTGTCGTGATTTTGTCGCCGTGAATATCCCCGGCGTTCAATCTATCGACAATCGCTTTACCGTTTACCACCAGTTCGCCGTTAACGCCAACACGGTTTTTCTGCGTATCAACCACAAATGGGAACACGTCAGACTTACCAGTCGAACCAACGCCGAAGCGGTCAGCATTCACAATAAACTTGCTTTCAGGCGTGCCGTTTTTCGGCGTGGTTGCCAAGCCGTAGCCAGCCACCTTGCCATTAACGTCAACTTTAACCGTGTATTGCGCCTCCAAGCCGTTAATGCTTTGGGCATGGGCTTGTACCGCTGCTGTGTTGCCGTCAGCTTTGCTTTGCACTGTCGTGATACGCTCGCCAAGCGCTTTAATATCGCCTGTCGCTTTGGTCAAGGTCGTTTGAACTACCTGAACCGTACTGCGGATTTCCTGCAAACCGTCATTGTCTTCAGGGGCGGGCGTCCAATCAGTCGCTACCGTTCCGCGTTCCAGTTTCACATTGGAAACCTTGATGGAATCGGACGTTTGATACCGCGCCTGTGCAATCAAGCCTCGGACGGCCTTTACATCTTTCTCCACCGTGTGTTTGACGGCAATACGCTGTTTCAGCGTTTTGGTCGTACCGCTGACCGCATCTTCGTACCAGCAACTGAAATACCCAATAGAGTTGTCGGTATAGGTTACAGACAATTCCGCGCCGATTCGCGGATAGGGCTTGCCGTATGGCGATGTAGCGTTTGTCAGTTCGATGTCGCATGAAATAATCAGATTATCGCCCTGTTTCAGTTCCAGATTAGGCGAAACGTCAATATTAACGGACTTGGTCTGATTAGCCCCGCTCACTCTCAGCACTTTTGCATCGTTACCTGTCGACAGGGCGTAGTTTCTACCGCCTACCTCGAACGCATCAAACTTGGAAGAAAGGGTCTGGACTTCTCGCTTGCTGTCTTCCTTCGCGTTTTTGATACGTTCGTTGACGCTGCCTGCTCCATTGCTGTCAATCAGGTTGATTTTGTCGCGCAAAGCCTTGTTCAGATTGCTTTCAGCTAAATCTGTGACTGATACATCAGTAACGGTAAAAGCAATACTATTGCTGACGTGCATACCGTCTTTGCCGAAGCTGTCATAACCGGCGGCGCGTAAATAATAGGTCTTACCCTGCTGCAAATCATTTCCGTTGCATTTCGTGATTGAAACAAATGTTTCCGCGCCATCATAGGCTTTATTCGCGTCTGTTGTTGGGACGGCCTGATTTTCAGACACCCAAATAACAATACCTGCGAAATCCTCTTCAGACGGCATGGCGCATTTGAAAAACGCCTGACGCAAACCGCTGTCAATCTCAATGCCTTGCAATGCTTGCAGTTGCGGATTTTGTGCGGCCACTTGCGCCCAATTGCCAGTTTTCCCGGTAACCGCGCGTCCACGAACTTTAAAGACAACATCACGCACTTGGCCGCCGTCAGCTTTCATGTCGGCCTGCATGTAGGTAAATCCGTTGTCAACAATACCGCTCAAGCTTCGCAGTAGTTTTTGCGTATTGCCTGCATAGACTTCAACGTCGTAGGTATCAGCACCGCCCAACTTATCCCAAGCAATAACGGCTTCCTTGCCGTATGCCCAAGATGATGTGAGGCGTAAATTCTGAATTTGCCCAAGCGGTGCGCCCTTGATGGTGTAGGAATATGCCGGAACTTCTGCAAGCTCCTGCACGCCACTACCAAAGACGTTGAAAGACACCAGCTTAACCCAAACCGTGCGTCCTACCCAGTTCGCAGGGACGGCGTATTTGAACATCGCTTCATCAATACGCACGAACTGGCCGCCTGCATTGTGTCGGTCGATGGTTGAGCCATACGCACCGCGCGTCAGGTTGCCCAGTGTATAACGTCCCACGCCTTTCAATTCGGCGGTCTCGTAGGCCAAAAACTCGCCATCAACGTAACATAAAGTCAGTAAATCGCGGCTGTCTTGCTCCGTTCCGCCTGTCATTTGCCCGGCGGAAATTTCAACGTTTAAGGTATTGGCGCGGTCGAAAACTGCACCGCTTGCCAAAGGCGCGGACAGTGAGCCAAAACGCGCTTTCTTGTTGGTTGCGCCGATTCGTGTGTAGCTGTCGCCATCGGTCGAAATCCACACTTCAGCGCCGCCCCACATATCGCCACCAGCGGTTGCAAGCCAAATTTGAGGCTCGCCGCCAGTCAGTTGTAAAGGTGCTTCAAAAACAACAGGCGCATGGGCGTTACCGGGCGATTTGTTGTAATCGGCGGAATAGCCTAATGACGGCTGCGTAGGGTAAGCCGTCGCTGTCGCCGCGCCCATCGGGAAATCTTCGGCCTTAACGGTCAAAACTCCCTCTTCGTCCTCCTCAATTTCAATGATTCGGACAGGCGTTTTATCAAGCCCCAAGCCCTCGTCTGTCAGCGTTACCAAGTCCATTGGCTCAAGCAGGCAGTATTTCCAACCAAGCTTAAACTCGTATTCATTGCGGACGTACAAGGCACGCTGTAACAGCAGTTGCGCTACATGGTTTGCGACTTTAGCGTCACAAATTCCGTGCATCTTCACTGCGTCTTTGGGACGTAGGCCGTATTGCTCAATATTCGCTTGGTCTTTCACTTCGGCCACGGCGATATTGTAGTCATTCGCGCGGTCGAGATACTCAACCTGAATTTGGTTGTAAGCGTCCGCATTGGTTTTGCGCTCAACCTTTAAAGGGTCTTCCGCGCCCGAAACGATAAAATCGTCATCGGTCAAGTCGTAAACAGGTGTCAGGTTTGGCACATAGGCCGCGCCGTTTCCTGATAGCTTCACGTCGCCATAAGGGACAATTTTCAGACGGCCTTGTGAAAACACTGCCGCGCTATTGGTCTGTTCCAACAGTTCGGAAATGTTCTGTTGCGCCTCCGTCTGTTCACTGTAAACAGGGCTTAAAAAGATACCGGCCGCGCGGCAATAAACACCGTAAACACTTGTATCGCCCAAGTTTTCAGCAGGGAATCCGCAACCGTAGTTCTGATTCGTCAGCATATCGCGGATAATTTCGCTCGGATTTGCATCAGGAATTGAGGACGAATACCCCATTTTCCCGATAACCTCGAAATTATGCTGATAAATCTGCGCGGATTTCGTCAGTTCGTAATTTGGGCTGTAAATATAAGCCGTGCCGGAATAGTTGATTGCTTGCGCTTGGTGCTTCGGCTGTTGCAAATGCGTCCAAGTCGGCTGCTCATCGCCGCCTTTTGCAAGATTCAGGCGCAATTGTGAAAGAGATTCAAACTTTTCTTTATCGCGCCAAATACGCCCGATTCCCTTAATCTCGCCCTCGCACAAGGCCATCATGACAGCGGCTTCGTAGGTGTAGGAAATATCCTCTTGTTTTACGCCACCGCCGCCCTTGCCGCCTTGTCGGGTCGTTGTCTTGGTCTCAATAGTGGTAAAGTCGCCGTACCAAATCAAATTACCAGCAACACGCGCCCGACCGTAAACAACAGGCAGGGTCAAGCCTTGAGATGATTGCTGAACTTGCAGGGATAAAATCCGTTGTTCAGAATTTGAAATAGTGGAAGTTTTACCGCCCATGAGTGACCTCTATAAAATCAATCTATTAAATGCGCTTCATACCAAAGGCCGTCCAAAAGTAAAAAATTTCATTGGACGGCCTGAAAGTTCGGCCTGATCCAATTCGTCCAAAACCACACCGCGCCCGATATAACTGTGAATAATCTTGTTGTCGCCAACATAAACCGCACCATGCGAAAACGTGCGCCCAAACTTCCAGACGGCCACGTCGCCCGGCCGTGGCGTATCGGTCTCATGACAGACTTTTAAAACCCAGCCAAGATAACGCTCCTCGTCTCGGTGTAGGTGCCAGTCTTGGGGATATGGCCGTGGATCAAAATCGGCAGGCAGTAAGCCAGCCTCCCGATAGATTGCGACAAGAATCATTGCGCAATCCACACCAGCCCCCTTTACCATCGCTTGATGATGGTACGGCGTACCAAGCCACGAATATGCCTCTTCAACAATTCGCTTTCTCAAATCCATTTCAGACGGCATCATTTAAACCACCGTATCAGCAGATGGGATATAAGGGAAACCGCGGAAATGCACGATGTTTTGAAACTTGTCTTTACAGGTGCTTTGTCGTTTGTCGCAGCCTGGATAGATTTTGAACACATCTCCGGCGCGTGGGGGGTGTGGTAAGCGCAAGGCAAAAGACAACGTGCCGTCTTTATGTTCTTTGACAGTGCGTGTCAGCCCTGCGTTAAGTCCACTTGTGAACTTGATAACGCCCTGATTAAACCAACCGTCCGCCTGTGTCAGATTGCAGGTTAGTTCCGTTCCAGTCGTGCTGTTTGCGGTTACACGGCCGTTTACCGTGAACTTTTCGCGGTTGACTTTACAGCCTCCGTCATAAAGCGTTCTCATACAGCCGGCCTGATAGATATTGCGTGGGCTTGATACGTTCAGCAGTTCAATATCTGATTTAACGTCAACCTTGACGGACGAACGACTGCCCGACACATCCGACACACGCCCGGAAAAAATGATAACCGTGCCAACAGGTTCAGGATTTGGCGTGAGGAAATCGCGGAAAAAGACACGCTCAATAACCACCCTTGCGCCGTCCAAAGCGCCGCCAAGCGCGGCCTCTGCCCACTGCAAGCCCTCAAGTCGATAACTTGGCTCTGCGGCGATTTGCAGCGTGTTTGAATCAACATCAAGCCCTACCGCCGTTCTTGTTGCGCCGCGCTTGATAATCAGCTTATAAGCCTCGTATTGATTCCCCTGCCATATAACAGGCTTGTCGAAATTCGTATGACGCAACACTTGCCCATTCGCCAAAGTGATTGTGAACAAATCGGCCATCAGAAACCTGTCTTCGTTATGAAGCAGATCCATTAATTCAGCGCTTGCACTTTTCATAATTTCAAACTCGTAAACTCGATTTTCTTCGCGTTCCACAGATGTCCGATGAAGTTTTCAAAATCAACCGTATCAGACGTAAAGCGCACACGAAAATAAAAACCGCCTGTCCATGTGATGGAGCTGCCGGGAGTCTGCGGCGTGTTTAAAACCAATACGCCGTTATTGTCTATCGAGAAATCACGACCATGTATCAAGGCAACGCCGCCTACTTTAACCGTCGGCACGCCCTTAACCGCTAAGACAGGCTCGGTAAAACCGCCGTAATTGCGCACAAGCTGGTATCTCGTTACGCCCTGAACAACATTCCCGATAAGCTGGTCTGTAACCTTGTTATCCGTCTGGTCTTCGTACAAAAAGCTGTCGAAACTGCCGCGGCGTTCGTTGAAAAAGCCTGCCAGCTTCTCAAGCTCATTGATTGAGGCTTTTGTTCTCAACACTTCAAACGACAGCGAGAATTTCCATTGCGGATAAGTGTAATAAGCACTGCGAATCTCACGCCCTGAAGCTGACTTTTGAATATTGGTACTCCAAACCGCCGTTCTTTTACGCCCCCACTTCAAGCCGGGGAACGTTGGGAAAACTGCGTTACTCATATCAAATAATCCCCTTCGCTTTCAGTAATGCGTTAAATTCGTTCTCTGACAGCTCGCCACCGCCAAGCATACTGATGGCCTCTGCCTCGTCTGTTTCGCTCTGTACGGGGCTAGATGACGGCTTAATGCCCATATATGAGGCTACCAAGATATGAACAGGCGGATGTTCACGCCAATAGTCATTTAAATGCCCGATTCGCGGCAAATCCAAGTTGTCGGCAACGTAATCCCACGTCCACCCTGTTGAGGCGCAGACGTGGGCAATCATTGCGCCGAAACTTAAACCGCCGCCTGAGCTTCCCCCGCTTGTGCGGCTTCCTGCTCTTTACGTTTCAAGCCTGAAACGTCCATCACAGCGGCGAATACTTCGTTCATGTTGCCAATATCAATTAAATCAGCCACTTCTTCGCGCGTCATATCGGGATAGTTGCGTTTCAGCGCGGAATGGGCGCAATCGATAACGGTAGAAATCTGTTTTGCGTCTTGCACATTGCCGTCAAATGCACCAATGCGGCTTTGCAACTGTTCCAATGCGCCTAAAGCGATTGGAGGAATAACATATTCAGTGCCGTTCAGTTCAACGGTCACGCCTTTAATTCGTACGGTCATTTTGCTTTCCTTTTTTTGGGGTAAATGAAAAAAGGCCGTCATTTCAGACGGCCTGCATTATTACTCTTGAATCCACAACGTACCGACTTTAAAGCCTGCTTCATCAGTTGAGGCAGTAAAGTCAATTTCAGGCACGGAGAAATCATCGTTTTTGGTTGAGAATAAGCCCAATTTACCACTGGTTACGCTTTCCAGTTCCAACAAGGCTTTTTTGCCTTTAAACTGCGTCAGGTATTTCAGTTTAAAGGTCGGCGTGTTACCCATCGCCATATTAGACAGCTCAATTTTCTTGGCTGACGGCATGGTTTGCGTATAGGTAAAGCTCGGGAATACCGTTTTACCTTTTGCGCTTTCGTGGAATGTGTAAAGGCCGGTATTGGAAACCGTGTATTGACCTGCTGTCGGGTTGCTGGCTACTTTGATATAAGCCGTGCCGTCCTCACCCATCACACCAGCATCTTCAACGAATTGCCCACCATTCGGCACAACTGCCTGAATAGTGTACGCACCAGAAGCAGGCACGGCTTTGCCAGTGGTATCAGCAAACAGGGCTTTCATCGTTCCGGTTGCAAACTCTGCACCGAAGAACAAAGTATTCAACGTCAAGCCATTAATCAAAGCGCCTTTAAATTTGCCTGAAACTTTGACCTTGCCTTGAGCAACAGCCAGCGCAAAGCGGTTTTGGCCGTAAAACTCTTTCAATTCCGCCGATAAATCGACAGACATTTCCTGCAAGCCCATGATTCGCACGGGCGTTGCGTTTTGCACACGGTTGCCATAGGCATCCGTAATCATCTCGGCGAAAACCTCGCCACTACCAAACGTCAACTGCATGACATTTCCTTTCTAATCGCCGACTAAGCGGCGCAAATCATAATTGGAATAATACAGACGGCCTGATTGCCAAGCGTTCCCTCGTCTGTTTCTACCGTACCTTCAACGCGGCAATACTCAACATCCGCGCCATCAACCAATAAAGCCGTCCTCCCAGTGATTGGGTGTACAGCGTTCACGGTATTACACACCGCATCAATCAACGGATTCATAATGGGCGCCGGCGGCTCGCCTGCCGTCTGAACATACAAATACACATCAACGCGCAACAGCCATTTCGTCTCCTGCCCTGTTGTCGTTACCGCCTGCATATCGCCCTGTGCCATAAATAACGCCGGCTGGTCGTAGCCCTTTACGTCATTCCAGTGCAACAGTTTGCGGCTCTTGGTCGTAAAACCGTCCAACGCCTCAAGCTTTGCCCACAGCGCGGAATAAATCGCTTCACGATTCATCGTAACGCTCCTTCAATGGATTTTTGCAAATCCGCCTCAATCACCGGCTTCATATCGCGCAAAGCCGACCGCAAAAACGACCGTTCAGGCAGCTTCACATTGCGAGAGTGGGCGCGGATTTGAACATAGCGCGGCGATTTCAACAGCCTGCCGAAAGCTTGACGTATCTGCCTCATTGATGCTTTAACGTTGACTGTTCCGGCAAAGCCATATTCATGCGCCACGCCGTATCGGACATTCGTATTGACCTTGCCAACCACCAAACCGCCCGAACTGGTGACTTGCTGATGTATTGAGCGGCGAAGATTGCCAGTCCGTACATTCAACACCTGCCCAGACAGACGGTTTTGCATGACTTCACGTTGCAACTTCAAAACCGAACGACCGATAGACTTTTCCACCGCCGACTGCACGCCGTCAGAATAAGCTTTCAAGACGGCCGCGATCGCATCGCCGCCGATAAACTCAACGTTCAGCATTTCAGACGGCCTTTCGCTTATATTCCATCAAGATAGAGTAAGCGGACGGTGGGATACCGCCCGACTGGCTAAAGCTCGAAAAGGATATAGTCTCCCCTGCAAGGCTTTTACTCTGTACGCCCTTGTTCTCGATTTCGTTCAAGCGTTGCGTTGCGATAATCAAGACGGCCTCCTGAATATCGGCAGGCATGGTTTCATAGCCAGCACGGTACGACACTTCCACGTTACGGATTCCCTGCGCAAAACAGGCATGGCGAATCAACAGCCAGTTATCAAAGTCCCAGTCATCTACCGCGCGTCCGTTGATTTTTACGGACGACACAGAAATGACAGGCCATTGCTCCAGCACAAGGCGATTCTTGCCGTTGCCGTTGTATCGCTCGACGTAGTCAGCCGCTTCGAGTTTGCGCCCGATAAAAGCCTCAACCGCCGCCGACACGCCATCAAGCAAGGTCTGAAAATATGAGTCCTGCTTGTCATGGGTAACGCCCAGCCGTTGCTTGAGCAAATCAAGTGGAACAAGGGCGGTCATCGTTATTCAGCCTTTTCAGCTTCAGTAGGCTGTTCAGTTTCGGCTTGCTCGGCTTCAACCGGCTCTACCACTTCGACAGCTTGCTCGGCTTTGGCTTTGCGGCCGCGCTTACCTTTTTCAGGCTCTTCAGCTTCAACAGGCTGTTCAGTTTCGGCGGTCTCTTCAACCACGTTGCCAAAGCCAAACTGATACAGGAATTGCGCCGCTTCAGCAGGCACTTCAACAACGCCGTTTTCGTCCACTTCGTAGCTTTGGCTACCAAAGGAAACATCGGTAAAGCCTTCAGGGGCTTGTAATTTAATCATTTCGGTCATTTCAAAATCTCCAAAAGAAAGAGGCCGTCCGAAATTCAGACGGCCTGATTAGGCTTAACCCACGTTGGTAATCATACCAAAGGCAGGCATGAACATACCTTGCAGCACTTCGTCAGCATAGACACCGTATTCATACATACGGGTACGCAGCGGCCATTCGATTTGGTAGTACTCTTGGCGCGTACGCACTTGCAGCAGGTTACCGATGCCCTGAACGTAGGCAGGCAGACGGCTTGAATAGAACAGGTAAGTACCGGCAGGCAGGTTTGGGTGTACCACGATGTTCAATTCGTCGCCTGTGATTTTATTCAGGTACGAACCAACAACGACACCGGCTTTAATGTTTGCGGTGTTGTTCACGTCCACATTCAGCTTAATCAGCGGTGCGCCGCCGTTGCTGATAATCAGCTTAGTCAAAGAGGCTAAATCGCGTGCGTTGACGTAGATTGTGTCAGGGGACAGGCGATATTTAGAGTAGAAGTTCGCAAACGCTTCTTCAAACTCATACACGCCGCCAGCGTTGTCTGAGGTCAGGCCTCTGCCTTTGTTATCCGCCCAATATGCGCCGGAATCAGGCAGGGCAATTTGGGTCAACAAGCCGTCAAATTCCAAAATGGAAGTGGAATTGTCCTCAGCCGGCAAAGAAGCAGCGGTTTGAGTACCTTCAGCGTCAGCCAGAATATCCACTTTGGCAGAAGTAGTAACCGCGCCCAGTTTTTCAGAACCGGCATAACCCCAGAACCAAGCGTAGGCAACCGCGCCACGAACGGCAGGAACCATGGCAGTTACTTTCTTACCTGTCGCAACACCGGAAACATAAGTTGGCGCAGATTTTTGAGCAGAACCGCCGCCGAATGTATCGGTAGAACCGTCCGCGTTTTGGCGTGTGATTTTGGTCGGTACTTGAGCAGTTTTAATGTTCAAGCCTTGACCGATTGCGCCATTGTTTGCGCCTGCCACGTCCCAATATGCCTGCAAGCCCAAAGCCACGCAGATGATGGACAAGGAGCTAATGCTGATTTTACCCATCGCGTCAGCAGAAACGACAGCGGTCGGGGTAGGGGTAACGCCTGCTTTCAGGCTGGTGTTACCGCCCAACAAAATCATTTCTTCGGCAATCATGGTAGCCTGCAAGGTTTGGGCAACCGCCAACGCTTTCACGTCCTCGAAGCCACGCGCGGCGTAGTCAGCTTCAAAAGAAACTTGGTTTTCCAAGCCAATGGCGCGGAATTGGGCGTTACGCTCAACCATTTCATGATTGATAACGCCGCCGCGTTTACCTTCGCTAATGCCGGCGCGTTGATTACCTATGTTGATATTGGTAATAGCCTTCCAGTTTGAGCCGATGGCGCGACCGCCGCCCACGCGGGGGATACGGTTACGCAACGGGGTCAATACCGGGTAGAGTTTTTGTGACGGCGCGGAAAGGTCATAAGTTTGCAGGCCAGTGGTAAAGCTGGTCGGCTGAGTAAAACCTTTATTCAACGGCTCGCCGTTTGCTTGTGCTGACTTCATCAGCTCAATTGTTTCTTGTGTGAGTTGATTCACGTTCATTTATTGCTCCTGATAATAAAAAAACCGCCTGTAAGCGGTGTTACAGACGGCCTGTTTGTTTTGCTTTGATGAGTGTCGCCACATCATCAAGCGAACCGTCATTCTTCACAATCGGCTGGAAACCGTTTAAAGGGTCTTCGCCGTTATCTTCTGCCTTGCCGATGGCTTTGGTGCTGCCTTTCGGCGGGGCTGCCTGTTTCTTCAGGCTCTCGATTTCCGCCTGTGCTTTAGCAAGGGCATCATTCGATTTCTTCAGCGCGTCTTGCGCTTTTGCCAGCTCGTCCACCGATTCGGCTTTAGCAAGGTCGTCTGACTTGTCGGCTTTAGCTGCCAAGCCATCAACCAGCTTGTCGGCTTCGCTTATCGTCAAAGCTTTCAACGATTCGGCAAGGCTGGCCGCTGATTCTTTGATTTGCGCAATAACGGCTTCATCGACTTTGTCGTAGGTGGCATCCTCAATCAGCCATTTCAGCGATGTCAGCACATCAGCCAGTGATTTGACTTGCCACATAGATTTGGCGACAGGCTCGTCTTTCGGCTTCTCGGCTTTAGCCAAGACCGCTTTCAGGATGGCGATTTCAGATTCAGACAATTCGACGCTTGCCGATTTTTCGGCTTCGTCCTTTTTGTCGTCTTCCTTTACATCCGCCTTTTCATCTGCCTTTTCAGCATCATCAGCAGGCGTTTCATCGGCTTTGTCGGCTGGCTCGTCGTCCTTATCCGCTGCTTCTTCGCCGTCTTTTGGCTTATCCGCTTTAAAGCAGGTAAACACCGCGTCAGGATTGGCAGGGCGGTCAACAAGACTGATTTCTGTCAGCTTCAAGCCAGTGATTTGCGACTTATTCAATTCATCGCGGGCGGTAACGCTTCCGCCGATTGAAAAGCCTTTATAAACGCCTGTCTTGACTTTCGTAACCGCAACAGGGTCAACGATATGCGCCCCAAAGAATGTGCGCCCATCGTCTTCTACGTTAATCTCAATAGCCGTCCCCGCTGCGTTTGAGCCGTGCATTTCACGCACTGCACCAAACTTCATGTAATCGGGAATAGCCGCTTTCATTGCTTCTGCCGCGATGATTTCGCCGTCCGAATCGACCGCTTCACTTGAGGCGTACCCCCAAACTTTGACAGTGCCGTCGTCCTGCGCCTCCATCTTGGCAATTTCTGCGTATAACTTCGCCATTCGTTGCTCCAAAAAAAAAGCCGCCCCACGAAGAGGCGGCAAAACACACTCACTTTACCCAAAGGAATCAAGATTTAGGCATATCCTCTGCCAAAACAGGGATAACCGTACATCTGCAATTCGGGTGCCCCGGAATCGTCAGCGAACCATGCGCAAAATGCTCATGCAGTCCAATAACGCCCATATCCCCATTGGTATTGCAAATTTCTGACACTTTATCGTCTTCAGCGGTCAGCCACTGCTTGCCGGAAACAAGCCCGGTCTCTTCCCAGCCTATCAGGTTGCCCATGCCATCCGCCATCGCCGTCTCAGTTCGGGCAATAGTTCGGGCGCGGGTATTGCTGAAAGCGTGAGATTCTTTCAGACGGCCTGCCAACTCCTGCACGCTGTCGCCGTTTTTCATGGCTTCGACCACTTGGGCGCGTATCATTTCGCGCGTTCCCTCTGTGATTTGCCATTCAGCGGCAGGGTTTTGGATAAGCTCGCCGCCCACCCACTTCATGCCGACCATTTCGGCGGCGCGGTCATGCGCCCACTTGACGGCACGGCTGCGAATATTTGTAACCATACCGACAGCAGGGTCAGGCATTACATGCAACAAGGCAGCCACCGCCCCATCTTCCGCCGCTCGCCTGATTATCGGCTCGACCACATCGGACAAGTCCGACCATTCGCCAAAATCCAAACCGTCGGTAATGATTTTGGCCACTCGGTTCAGTTCGGCGGTCAGGTCTTCAGCCTGCCAGTCAACAGCCGCCCCACCAATCAGCGCGGCAATCTGTTCAGCCAAGCCGTCAATGCGTGTCAGCAAATAAGCCTCAATAAGCGCGGCGGCTTCGTCTTCGCTCATCGGGCTTTCCGACTTTCCCAGCTTTTCAGCCTCTTGATTTGGCTGTTCTTCAGGCTGTTGGCCGTCTTGCTTATTCGGATCGTGATTATCTTGCTCCGGCAATGGCTCCTTGCCCAGTTCGGCACGGATTTCATCAGCGGTCAAGATGCCTGCGTTTTTATAGATGGCGTAGATTTCTGCCTGCTCTTTCGGATTGAGTGATTCCTCTTCCTTCCAAACAAACTCATAAGCCGCCATATCCATGTATCGGGCAAGCACATCATCAATCAGGGCTTTAACCCAGTTTTTCAGACTGCTCATGCCGTCAGATAACGACTGCTCACGGCTCGTCTCTGCCACGCTGCGGTTTACCTGTGCCACAAACGGCGTAGGCTCGACACTAAACGCAAAGCAGACGACACGCGCCAGCCATTCATCGTAAACGTCTTTCAACGGCGGCTGCTTGGTCTCTTTAAAGTTTCTGGCCAATTCGCCCGGCACGAAACGCATTTTGCGCCGTTCCGCCGTCTCGCCCGATAACAGCAAGTCCCAGTATTCTTGGAAGCGCTTAATATCGTCAGCCGCCCAAGTTTCAGGCACGCCGACTAAAGCGTCAGGCACACTGCCAGCCGTGTAATACTCAAGCGCGTGAATCTGCCGTTTCAGGGCAATATTCACGGTCATGATGATTTGCTCAACAGGCGAATAGCCATAGACTTTATAGCTTCGATTATTCCGTGAGCGGTAAATCAATTCGTCCGCCGTGTAATCAACCGCCGCCATGCCGTGCAAGATTTGCTGATACGCTGTATCAGGCGGTGCTGGCAAGCGGCCTGTATTGTCCAATACGCGCTTAATTGTTGCGCCGTCTATCACTTCAAGGGCGAATAAGTCGCCGCCCAGTGTTTTACGCGGATAGATACATGGCGCATCAATGACAAACAAATCTTCCAGCAAGATGCGCAGCCAGTCCGCCCATGTATGCTCTTTGTCAGGCGACTGAAAGAACGCAATAGCTTCGTCAATCTTTCTGTCTTTGCGCTGCGATTCGTTGTTTGCCGTTGATTCGACATCGCGCTTTTGGATTGTCCATTTTAGGCACTCCATTTGGTCTTTGCGCGGCTCAATAACCAAACGCAGCACATCGTAGTTATCGGCAAGGGCGCGTAATTGTGCAAAGCCTATTGCCTCGCGTTCACGCGGCTTAGAATGCCCGACGTTGTAGAACGGCTCATAATCAAACCGCCGCCCCTCTGCCTGCTGTGCAACAGGGGCTAAAGGCTCACCAGCGTCAAACCACCCGTCCGCGTTGCCGGTAAAGGCGTAACGGACACCAGCGGCAACGCGGGCAATAAATCCTTGTGATAAAGGTGTCTTTTTACTCATTTATTTGCCTCGACCTGCGAACGCAGGTAATCAATCATGCCAGTTCGGGTATCTAGTAACTCGCCAAAGGCACGGCTCAAACAGTCGATTTGGTCGTCATGCTGACCGTTTGGGAACATCCGCATTTCTGAAATCAGCGCATCTGTGTCCCATGTGCCGTCATCCAACAACATCACATTGCCGATATTGACTTGAGCGGCGAACGGCTCGGCTCGTGTTACCTTATCACCCGATTCAGGGCTGGCAGATACAGAAAAGCCCGCCAGTTGACGGGTTAGGTATAAGGTTTGCGATTTGCCAGCCTGCCCAGGGTCTTGAGGAATAGATATTTTTGTTTTCACACCGTCTTTTTGCGCCGTGTTTTTCAAAATCCTGTCTCGCTCATCCGCCCCATATTGGCCGCGCACAATGTTTGCGATGATGTACCGCCCATCTTCAGTCACGCCAAGCCTACCGCCTGCTGTATAGTCGCCATCGTTTGCTGTTGAGGCTAAGTCCCACGCGCGAACCCATCGAATATTACCGGCAGGCAATGCCTTAACAAATTGCAGATTGTCAGGCTTAAACGTACCGCCATCAGGCGGTGCAGGTTTTTGCAAATATTGCCCGGCAAATACATACGGCGCGGCTTGTTCCATGCGGCGTAGTGTTTCAATATCGTGCTTTTCAGGCCATAACGCCGTGCCGTCATCTTGAATCGCTGGCAGACAAAGGTGTTCCCACTCTTCGCCATTACCACCATCAAGCAGCCAACCTGCCAAGTCATTCTCGTGCAACCGTTGCATAATGAGGATAATCGGCGTTTCAGGGCTGTTTTTACGAGATTCCAGCGTGTTCTGAAACCAGTCAATGACGTTCTGCCGTCTAACCTCGCTTCGTGCTTCGTCAGCCTTATGGGGGTCGTCAATGATGATACAACCGCCAAAGCCGTCTCTATGCTTACCTGCACCAAAGCCTGTAATCGTGCCGCCTGTGCCGGTTGCGTACATCACGCCACCTTCGGTTGTCTTCCAATGGCTACTGCTTTCGCTTTCAAGCTCCACATTCGGGAAAATTGCCCGATATTCCTCATGCTGCACCAAGTTTCTAATCTGCACGGAGTTATTGACCGCCAATGTTGCGGAATAGCTCGCATGGATAAACTCGCAATCCGGCACACGCCCCATCGCCCACGCGATAAAGTTCACTACCGCAATCTCGGTTTTTGAGTAACGCGGCGGAATATTGATAATCAGGCGTTTTGTTTCGCCGTTGAAAACACGTTCTAGGGCGTTACAGATTA